CAATTATCTTGTGTGTTGAATTCTGCAACCATTTGATCTTGGCATCCTAACGAACTGCATACCTGCAATATTAAAGCCCAGATTATTTCCATTACATTTCTCCTTTATCTATGATTCTGTTCAAACTAAATTTGTTCATAACATGAACACTACTACCTTTGATACGCAAAGGTGTATATTCTCCCAGATGATTTTGTTTCTCTAACAAAAAGAAAAAATTATCATCTTCAAGATCCCATAAGATATCTCTATCTGCTGTATAATATTTTATTCCAGGCAACTTATGTGCAAAGTCACCCTTTTGATAACCATTCATGATGTGTATTGCTATACTAAACACATGATCATTTCTAAATATTCCTTTGTTTACTTGGAATATGCTGTTGTAATGATCCCAGTTTTCTTGTATATGCTGTGTTAGGTCAAAAAATATTTTGTTTTGTTCTGATTTTTTAAAATATATTACAGTGGCCCAATAAAAATCTACACTTGTATCACTTATCTTTTGAAATTCTTCTGTGTCACGGAAATTTGTAAGATCCTTTGCATCTTTGTATATTAAGAAATCGTGTTCTTGTGCAAAACAATTTTTAAACAAATCATTTGCAATTACATAATCGCTGTCTAATAATAAAGTTTCGTCATAAGGAGTAAGTTCATAGGCTTTTGTGCGTAAATCATTTTTAAATTGCAGATGTTTGAAAACTCCGCTACCGTCAAAATATTTTTTATTTGTAAATTCTGTTTTGTATGGTACTTCTATTACTTGATCAAACACTTCATTGTAGTCTTTGTAAGTGTTTTGCAAATATTCAACACTATCAGTAACAATACTAGTTGGGATATCTAAATGTTTTCTTATTCTTTGTGCAGAAAAACGTGCTTGTTTTATATAATCAATCTGAGCATTGTTTCTAGCAAAGATTAATGCACCTTTATTTGTCTTCGTCATAGTCTACCAACCCAGAAACTTTTCTCTTAGTTCTAATTTTTTCATACTCTGCGTGATATTCATTTGAAGATTGAAAGTAGACATCCATGATGTCATCAAAGAACACATTGAGATCAGGTATTTTCACAGGAACATCATTATCGTCAATGATAGGGATATTAGTTGTGTCACCTTTTTCGCATAGCAATCCTACAAAAGATAACAATTCATTTGTTACAGAAAATTGTCCACCGTTAAAGTAATGAATTCTGTTTTCAAAATACTGTTCCTTTAGCACTCTCTTTTGGTTATTAAGAGTTACCATGTAGTTTGAAAAATCTAATGCTTTTTGTAATCGTTCATCCATAGTAATAATCCAGTTGCTACTACTATTTAGATAAAAAAGTGATTGGTTACGTTAAGTTTGAACCAGCGTTTGTTTGGTAAGTTGGTGTTGGAACAGAAACATAAGAGCCAGTTGCTCTAAATTGAGTGACCGTACTTGTTAAAGTACCTTCAACATCTTCATCATAGTTTGGATTACCTGTGTTTGCGTCATTAAATTCAGCTCTTAATTGAACTTGATTGGTTCCAACTATTCTGCCTTTGAGTGTATAGTTGTTGGCCGCATACAAACCAGTACCATTTTTAACAAATAAGTCCTGAAAAGATGTAGTTAGATCATGAAATCCAACAGTTGTACCTGATCCTGATCCTGTTGCACTTGTTGAAGTGTAACCCATTTTCACTGTACCCATGTTTGAAAGCATGGTCATCCAGTCAAGTGTTTTAGCAGGTGGACTGTTTTTTGCAATATTTGCCGCTGTACGGATTTCTCCACCAGCATTAAAAAATTGTCTTCTATGATCTGCATCAGTAAATGTTACATCTATTAAGTGTGCTAATGTTCCATTCCAGTTTGATGTGTACTGAGCGGAAATGGCCGCTTCTGCTGTACCTTGTGATGAATGTATTTGAAACTTTTCATTCTCTAAGGTAGTAGTTAAATTTTCAAATTGTGCAACACCTTTTTTATTAATAGTATCACTATCTAACACAACATCTGATTGTGAAATAATAGCTATCTCAGTTGGTGTTACTCCTGTTTGGTGTACTCTGCCATTTGCAATATCTGTGTAAAGGGTGGACATATCAGTTGCGTTTACTGTTGCACTCGCGGCAACCTGAGCAGAATTTAGAGTTTGACCGTAGCCATCGTCTCCTGACCCTGTTCCCATTATCGTTGCTACTCTTGATTGCAAGTTGTTGTACCTTGCCGCTGTGATAATATCACCTATTGCCATTTAATTACACCTTCAAAAATACTTCGACTAATTTTTCTTCTTCGTCTTCGTTTGTTTCAAGTGCAATACCAATCATTTTACCATCTTGGATAATTTGTGAACCCACACCGTCGATGTTTGAATAAATCGGATCGCCTTTGAATACTGGACCTGTGACTCTAACTGGAACTTTACCTTTAAGTGCTACTGCTTGACCTTCTGCTTCAGCATTCATTAAGTATGCTGGTTTGTCGGATATAACACCTGTTGGTATTCCATCTAAATCACAAGCTATCATTTCGGCATCACCCATATCGCCATCTCTCATAGTAGGAATAGTCATGATTGTTCCTACTGGATGTTCTTGGTCAGTTGTATATTTCTCTGCCAAGTCAGCGTATTGTGCCTGTGTAGCTGTACCTGTGAATAAGTTTGCTACCAAGTTACCTGATCCGTCTCTAACTGCAACCGTGTTATTTGTTGCCGCAGTTGATCCTGATCTAAAATTTGTACCTACTTGTAAAGTAGCGGCTTTTGTTGCAGTTCCGTTGAAAGAACTTGCAAACACTGAGTTGTACTGTAAAGTAGATGTTCCTAAATTGTATTGTAAGTTTGCTGATGGATTTAAACCTGTTGCTTCTAAACGTACAGGCTCATGCACAGTTCCTTGTGCATCATCAACCTTGAACTTGATCATTTGTCCAACTTCGTTTTGAATTACTCCTTGATTGTCATTTTCAACATAAATTTTTAAATCGCTTGAATCACCAATGGCAATACCAGCATCTGCAAATGTAACTAGGCTGTTGAATGCTCCTGATCCTGCTAAAGCAAAATCTGATGCACTATATCCACCAAGTTTTAATGAGTTACTTGCTGTACCCCAATAGTAATCAGTGGTGCTTGTTACACCTCCTGTTGCGTTCATTGTGTTTCTTAAAGTAAGTCCTTTTTTGATTACATCAAAACCTGTTACAGCATTTGATGGATCTGTGCTATCTATTGTAAATGATACTGCACTAATAATGAATATTACTTCGTCGTTGACAATCGCTTTAATAACTAATCTGTTTGTGTTTGTGGTGTCTCTGATTGTTGCAGATTTCATCTGTGTTACAGTTGCACCTGCACCTTGTGGACCAATTAAAACATATCCTGATCCGCTGTAAGCATATAATTGTTGGTTAGTAGAATCCCACCATAGATCACCAGTGGCTAAACCAGCTGGTTGTGTAGCACTTACTTCTGCACCACCTGTTGTTCTAAATCTAGAACCATCATAAAATTTTAATTTACTTGCAGTTTGATCAAACCAAATTTGCCCTGAAATTGCTTTCGGTGGTTGTGATGTACCGCTAAAATTTTCTAATAAATGTAAAAAATTCTCGTTTTGTATTTCACCATATCCAGCGTAATTCTTACCAACAAGTTTAATATCGGTAGTTTGATCAACTGTACCGTCTTCCACCGTTGTAAGTGTAACTCCGCTGTATCTATCTATAGTATATGCCATTCTATAACCCCTATGTAACTATTTATCTTTTACCACAGTCCGCCGCTACTACCTAGATCTGTGTCAAATACCCATACTCCTGCTTGTACTTTATACCTTTTAAGGCCTCTAGCAACAGATGAACTAACTGTACCTGATGCATTATTAAACGCAATATCTTGCAAAACACTCTGATTTTGCACACCATTGGCATCAACTGCTATGAAAGATTTGTTAGCAACAGAGTTTACATCAATACCACTAACTGTTGCACCAGTTAATGTTGATGTTGGAACATAAGCATATGATCCATTTTTCTTATTTGCCGCTGGATAAATGTCTTCTATAATTGTTGCAATATTGGCGTTTGTAAGTCCTGTAATATCCAATGGAACAATTACTGGCTCATTGTCAATTGAATCATCAACGTAAAACTTGTTAGAAGCATCAGTATCAGTAGTTGGATTTGCAAGTCCTGTAATCTTTTGATTGTTAGTGATTGTAATAGTACCATCACTTGTGATCTGCAATCCACCACCTGATGTTGATATGGCATAATCATTTAAAGTAATATTATCTACACTTAAAGTTGTAAGTGTACCTATCTGTGTTAAACCTAATGCACTTGTAACCTGTGATCCTAAAGCTGTCTCATTTAACACTTCGTTTCCGTTGACCTTGAAACCTTTAGTTGCGGCAAGATCAATGTTTTCACTTGATGTCCAAGATTGGGTATTGTTTCTCCAAACAAATTCTTTGTCTAAGTCTGATGATTTTAGGATAATACCACCACCATCTACTGCGGCATTGTTGCCTACAGTACTGTCTGATTGTATTGCAAGTTCTATATTCTTATCTTCAACTCTTAAATTTTGTGTATCAATGCTTGTAGTTGTACCAGTAACAATTAATTGTCCGTCAACTTTAACATCTCCACCAACGTGTAAAGTATGTAATGGCTGTGACTTAAATATTCCTACATTAGATAGATCAGTATCAACAACGATTGCATCAACGTAACCTGTAGTTTTTCTAACTCTTACTTTCCAATCATGATTTGAAAGTTGATTTTCTGTAACATAACTTGTACCAACAATTTTTTGTATGTTGTTTTGTGCTGTTCCTATTGTAAGTCCACCTGAGTTACTTACTGTCAAAGTTCCTATTGTTACACCATTTGAATCTGCTGGTAAAAGCTGTGCTGGTGTTCTTGTATTTCCTTGGCTATCTGTTAATGACAAGGCCGAATCTGCTGTGCCTCTGTATACAAAGTTTACACCATCTATTAAGTTAAAACCTTTTTTGATATTTCCAGTTATTCCTGGAACTGTGTATCCTACTGCTGGAGTAAATTCTTCGTTTGCAAAAACTCCTACAAGTGTGCCACCTATAAAAAATCTTACAGTTGTTTTACTATTGTTTTGTGTATCTAATGCTGTGACAGTTTCAAATCCTGATTTACCTTGCTGTGCTGTGTATACTGGTCCTGCTAAAGTTAGATCAGTTCCATCATAAAAGTATAATTGATTTGTTAAACTGTTTAACCATAAATCTCCTGACACCATGTTGTTAGGTTGTGAAGTAGACACAATAGGACCTCCACTTTCTTTAAATGAAGTGCCATCATAAACTTTTATTCTTGCTGATGCAGTATCATACCAAAGCTGTCCTTTCAATGGAACAGATGGTGCTGATGTGTTGGCAAAATTCTCCAACATCTTGATCATGTTTTCGTTTAGGGTTTCACCAAATCCTGTATAATTTTTTCCAATCAGACCGATGGAAGTAGTAGTGGTATCTAATTGTCCGTCAACTAAATCTACTAATAATGTTCCGTCTGTCTTGTTTAATTTATATCCCATAGTTTATCCTTAACTTGCTAGAAATGTGTTTTCCCCTGCGTAAATTATGTAGTTCACAGTCATGTAAGGATTCATAATATTAAATGAATTACCTAAACTACTGTTAGTCAACACACCACCTGAAGTAGGATATGCCTGGCCTGCTCCTGTGCCTGTTGGAGCATCATAAGTTATACCCTGTGAATCATTTGGAGTTCCAGATATATCTCTAATTGTGTAATACTGGTCTCCACTTGGTCCTCTTAAATCGTGTTCGTGTTCTGGAAGATTGCTTGTTGATAATGTTTGTGTTTGTTGTCCGTTTACACTACCTACTGTGTCAGCTGATGAATCAGTAACAACGTTTGCACTTCCGCCACCCATGTTATCTTTACCTAGTGGCATTCTGCCTCTAAAATCAGGAATAGCAAATTTTCCTGCTGATACCAATGACTGGTCTTTAAACTGATATCCTATTACATTAAATAAATTTTGATAGTCAGCAATATTAACTTCTTGTCCATAACAAAATAACCAATTAGTTGGTTCAGTAATTCCACCGTATGGTGTAATCATACCAACTGGTAAAGTAGGAATAGCTTTGAACAAGTTTGTTCTTGATATTTTATAAACGCCTGTATCACCAGATGTTCTGTTAATTAATAATTCATCTGTTGATACTGAACTTGAAACTTCTGCTTTGTTACTAATAAAAGCATTTGAAATACTTGTTGTAAAAGTTTTTGTTGCAGAATCTTGTCCGTCAAATGTAAAGTCTGGTGCTGTTACATCTCCTGTCATTTTAAATGTAGTTGCACTTGCAAGTTTATCTGTAGATCCTGAACGTCCTGATACCGTACCTGTTACGTTACCTGTAAGGTTACCTACAAAGTTTTGTGCATATACATTTAACCATTGTTCGTTTTGTGTTCCTAAATTCCTTGTGGTTGTTGCATTAGGTACAATATTTCCTGTTGTTGTTAATCCTGCTACATTGGCATCACTTCCAACAAATAATCTTTTGGCAATTCCTACACCACCTTTTGTAATTAAACTTCCTGTATTGATTGTAGTGGCATCAGTTGTTCCATCTACAAGCATTGAATTAGAAACTTGTATGTTACCTGTAACATCTAATGCTTGATCTGGAGATAAATTGTTTATTCCAACTTTTGAAGTTGAATCTATTCTCATTACTGTTTCAGTAGTACCATTGTTGTTTACTCTGATATCAATGTTTGATCCTGAAGTTTGGTGACTAATTATTCCTGCTTGTCCTTCAACACCTACTGTCATAAAACTTGAAGCACCAACTGTGATACCACCGTTGTTTTTTACTGTGATAGGATATAAACTTTGTGATAATGCATCATTACGTATAAAATTTGTTGCTGGAATAGTTTCATTTCCAATCACAAGTGCTTCGGCCTTTTCAGCTACTCCATAATATTTTCCTGCACCAGAGCCTGTGATGTCTGCTGTGCTTAAATTAAATCCTGGATTAATTGTTGTGAAACCTTGTATAGTTGTTTTAGGTGTAAATGTTGCTGTTGAATATATTGCTAAAGTTTTTGCACTAACTTCAACTATCAAACAAGTGTATGCAACATTATTTGTTCCTGTAATAGAAGTTGCTCTTACTCCTGTTGAAAGTCCATCACTGAATGAAGGACCAACTAACACCCAACCCGAACCTGTGTACAAATATAATTGTTGATTGTCAGTATCTACCCAAAGGTCACCTGTCACTGATTG